AAAGTATTAAAAGTTATCCACTCCTATAAATACCCTATAAACATTGACTAATAAGGGGGTTGTAACCTTTCGCAAGGTATGTTAAAGTATAGACATAAGCAAATAACAAAGGAGATAATTATATGAAAACAACAAAAGAACAATTTATAAATTACATAGTGGATTGCGTTGGAGAAGGAGAACAAGAAGCAGAGCAAATGGCTGACGATTATAGCAATAACGTAGAAGATTATGTACGAGATTGTGGAGGTGGAGATAATGAAGTTTTAGAAGTAATGGCATTTTTCAAATAATATGAAAAGAAAACCACATAGACAAATATGCTCATTATGCAACAGAGAATATGCAATAGATTATAAAGTTCCTGATGATATATGGGAGTTAGCAACACATACTAGCCAAAGAGAATCTTTAATTTGTTTAGATTGTTTTGTAAGAATGGCAGATTGTAGATTTGTAGATTGGGATAAAGATATTGAATTTTATCCAACCAGTTTAGTATCTCAAATCAAAATAGTTAAAGAATTTGAATATTATAGCAACCTAAAAAATAATTTATGAAAAACCCACACGCTCAATCCCTAGCTAAACTACGCCACAAGAAAACACCTAGAACCCCAGAAGAAATAGCAAAGATGTCTAAAGCTGGTGTAGAAGCTAGGAAGAAGAAAAGAGAGCTTGAAAAATAGCTCTCTTTAGTTATGCACACAATAGTCCCCTACTATCCCTATGTATATCTATAAAACCCATATAACCACCATAAAACCCTATTTCAGTAGGGTAGGGGAGTAGTATTGACAGATTCCACCAATATTGTACTATTACTTTATATGGAGAAGGCAAACAATAACAATTTTGCCCAGAAGCACTAACGCAATTTTAATATTGTCGTTTTTTTTATTTATGAATACACCAAAATGTAAAATATGTGGCGACCAACACCAACTAGACCAGTTTGATTCTAGTGCTTGGATACAATATTATTCTAAGAATAAAGATGGTTCAAAAGTTAGTGAAGATAATTTATTGTGGATTTGTCCTCAATGTAGTGAAGATATTGGATTTACTGATTTAAGAGAAGAATCAGAAGCAAGAATGAAACTAATTGGTAGAATACAAGGAGCTTTATCAGTTTTTGATGAATTAGCTCAAGAAAAAAGACAAGGAATGTAATTTTATAAATTATGAAAACAGAACAAAAACTAAAGATAGTGTATAGTTTTGAACCAGAAATAAAGCCAGAAAAATTTAAAATAACTGACAGGATGGACAATGTGCTTAAAAATGTAGCTGAAGACTTTGGTTTTAAAGAATTTCAAGGTTCTGGCTATAACTTTAAAACAAAAGAGCGAGATATGTGTTTTATTAAAAAAGAATAATTTATAAACTGTCATCTGACTATCCTTAAAACTCATCTACCTGACTATAAGGGCAACTACAGATGTACGAGGTTGAAGCCATACATACCTCAAAATATGACCTAGCATAGTGCAGACGCACCGCTCTAGTGGGTAGTGGCTCCAGAGAAGTTAGCACAGGGCAGTGTTTCTCTGGAGCTAAAATATTAAACTTAAATATATGTCCCACGGATTTGAAGAAGACGAAAACAATTTACATAACTTGCTTGATAGAGCAATCAAATTTGGAAATGATAAATCTGATTATTCTGATAATTTAAAAGATGAATTAGATGAGATTTGTAAAAGGATTTGGGAAGATATAAACAAACTTCGTGAAGAGAACGAGCAGATTGTTCCAATGGTTGAAAATTATGGTAAAACAATGGCTTGTGTTGGTCAATTCGCTGAATTTTTAGACAAGTGCAAAAAAGAATATGACGGAGCATAATATGTTCAAATGTATATCCTGTAAAACAAGATACTGTGGTGATGAAGAAACCTACCTTTGTAAATATTGTCTTAAGAAACTTATCAGAGAAAAACAAGAGATTAACAGAGAAACTCAAGAGTTAAGAGCAGAAGAAGCTATTTATGATAAACAATATGTTAGATGACGGTGGACAAGCTATAGAATTAGACGAATAATATGGAAGTGAAAGAAATATTAAAAGAAATATTAAAAGAATTAAGAGAGCCAACAAATGATCCTGATTCAAAAGATTTAGCCACAACAGTTATTGTAGATAATGTTATAGGTTATGCAATAGCTAATGAGATTGAAACAGTTGTATTTGATAGGTGGTCTTTTATAAACTTTCACGAGTTTTATGCACATTGTTTACCTTATAACTGGAATTATAAAACAGATAAGTTTAGAAATATTAAAATAGATATTAAATAATTAGTCAAATGGCAAGACCAGCTAAATACAAAACACCAGCAGAATTAGAGCAACAAATACTCAAGTATTTTGATGAAGTAAAGAAACAAGATTCAGTAATAACTCTTACAGGATTAGTTTTATATTGTGAGTTTTGTGATAAACAATCCTTTTATGACTATGAAAAGAAAGAAGCGTTTACTTGCCTTATAAAAAGAGCTAGGACAATGGTTGAGAAATCATACGAAGAAAGACTGAAAGGAAACAATGTAGCTGGTGCTATATTTGCATTAAAGAATATGGGTTGGCACGATAGAACAGAAGTAACAGGAGCAGACGGAAAAGATTTATACCCTAAACCAATACTACCTTATGTTTCAAGCAACAACAGCAACCCACAAACTATCAAAACTGAAGAAAAGAATTAGAGGAATTGCAGGTGGTACTTCAGCAAGCAAGACAATAAGCATACTGTTACTACTAATCAATCAATGCCAAAGAGATAAGGAAAAGAAGTTGACAAGTGTAGTAAGTGAATCAGTACCACATCTTAAAAAGGGAGTTATAAGAGACTTTAAGAACATAATGCAACAGCATAGGTACTGGAAAGATATTAACTGGAATGCTACAGACTTTGTATATACCTTTGAAACAGGCTCACAAATAGAATTCTTTAGTGCAGATAACGGAGATAAGCTAAGAGGAGCAAGACGAGATAGATTATTCATTAACGAAGCCAATAACGTAGAGTTTGAAGCCTTTAATCAATTAGAAGTTAGAACTAAAGAAGTTATATGGTTAGATTGGAATCCGACAACGGAGTTTTGGTTCTATACAGAGGTTAAAGATAATGATAGCTTTGATACAGACTTCCTAATACTAACTTATAAAGACAACGAAGCATTAGATTTACAGATTGTTAAAAGTATAGAAGCTAGACAGAACAACAAGAACTGGTGGAGAGTTTACGGCTTGGGCTTATTAGGAGAGATAGAGGGCTTAATATACAAAGACTGGAAACAAATTGACTCAATACCACACGAAGCAAGACTAGAGAAAAGGTGGCTAGACTTCGGCTATACAAACGACCCTAGTGCTATTGGCGAGGTTTATTACCACAACGGTGGCTGGATACTTAACGAATTACTATACCGTAAAGGAATGAGTAATAAACAACTAGCAGACTTCCTAAACGCTTTAGAAAGCCCTGAAACAACTATAATAGCAGATAGTGCAGAACCAAAGAGTATAGACGAGATAAGCAGTTACGGATTAAACATAGTAGGTTGTAAGAAAGGTAAGGACAGTGTTAATACAGGTATTCAGTTAGTACAAGACCAACCAATCACAGTAACAAAGCACAGTATCAACATAATCAAAGAGCAGAGAGGTTATATGTGGGCTACTGATAAGAACGGTAAGGTATTAAACGAGGAAGACCCAGCTTGTGCTAATCATCATATGTCAGGTGTAAGATATGCTTTAGGAACACTAGGACGTATAAAACAAGAAGAAACCTATTGGGATAGAATGTTTAAAGACGAACTACACCCAGAGAAGATTCAATTTAATAAAGGAAAATAATATGTCAGACTTCAACTTTAACCCAAACGAGATAATAAGTACCAGACAAAGGTTTGGCGTACCACCCAAGAAGAACCTAGAACCTAAGCGTGATGAGTTAATATCTAAGATAGTAGGTAAGCCTGTATTACAGTCAGACCCTAGACTATTAAAGGTGATAATGAAATATAAGAACAATAAGCCTTTAGACAGCAAGACACCAGACAACTTCCTAGAGAACCCAGCATTTGTTAAGGAGTTAAAAGAAGTATTAAATACGAGTTTATGAAAAAAGAATACAAACTAATGCTAGAAACATCAGGAACTAAGTATAAGACAGAGGGTGAAACAATGCTAGAAGCTATGCAAGCTATACCTTTGGCTTGGAACAAACTTAAAGCTAAAGGCGAGATAACAGTTATGAAAGGTAAGCTAAAGTACACACATCTATTCTATCTTAAACCATTAAGGCGTATACTCATCAACAAGACTACTAAAATTATGTGGGCTAAGAGATTAGAAATATTACTTGAGGCTACTAAGTAAATTTAACAAATTATAAAAATCGTTTATAAGCAGTATCCCTACGGGAGCTAAGTTTTTTAAACGATTCTTAGCAACCATAGGGGTACTACTTGTACCTCTATTTTTATGGAAAATATATACGACTACATAACTAAAGAAACAAACGCTTATCTAGCTCCTATACAGCTAGAGAATAGTGCTGGTATATCTAGTGGCTGGTCTTGGAGTATGTTAGAACATCTAACACGCTCTTTTTTGTATAAGAACTCACAGTTTGAGGAGGAGAACGATAACAGAACCTTACGCCCAAATAAGAATATAATCCTAGCTATAATGAACGTAAGCTATCGTACAGAGGGTTTTGATGTTAAAGACATTGAATTATATGTAAATGATGTTCACGAGGCCTATAAGTCAATGCTAGTAAGGAAGTTTCATAACAAGTGGGCGTTAGAACAAGGTATAGACACTTTCATAGACGAAACAGTTGAATCATACGCTGATTATGGAGGGGCTTTAATAAGGAAGTCAGAGGAAGCTAAACCAGAGGTAGTTGATTTAAGAGATATAGCGTTCTGTAACCAAAAGGACTTAATAGCTAATCCGTTTGGTATTAGACACGCTTTCACTCCTGCAACACTAAGACAACAAAAGAAGTGGGGATTAGACGAGAATGGTGCAACAATGGGTATTGAGGACTTAATCCTCTTAACCAATAAACAAGATGAAGATGAGATTGAAGTGTTTGAAGTACACGGAACTATGCCTATTGAGTGGCTAGAAGATGAACCTAGCCAAAAGGAGGAAAGCGAAAAAGATGTACAACAAATTCAAGTCGTAGCTTATTACAAAGATGATAACGATACAGAACAAGGCGTAACACTATTTAAACATAAAGAACCTAAACTACCTTTTAAGCTATTAAAGCGTGATGATATTAAGGGTAGAGCATTAGGTCGTGGTGGTATTGAAGAACTATTTGAAGCACAGGTCTGGACTAATTGGAACGAGGTCAAGGTTACTGAAATGCTTGAGGCTGTATCTAAACAATTAGTAGTTACAGATGACACCACTTTCGCTGCTAAACACCCTGCTGGACTTAAGAATTTAGAGAGTATGGAAGTATTAGGAGTTGGAGATGGCAAGACTGTAAAAATACTTGATAACTACCCTCGCAACTTAACACTATTTAACGATTCAATGGAAAGGTGGAGTCAACAAGCTCAGACTTTAGGAAGTGCTGGCGACCCATTACTAGGCGATACACCACCGTCAGGAACACCATTTAAGTTATTTGAATCACAAACAATAGAGGGTAAGGGAATACACGAGTATCGTAAGGGTAAGATAGCTACATTTGTAGACGAGATATATCGTGATTGGGTATTGCCTTATATCCAAAAGGAAGTAGCACAAGACCAATCATTCCTAGCCGAGCTATCAGCAGATGAAATGCAAGAGATATCTACACAAGTATCAGAGAACCAAGCTAACAAGATAAGGAATGAACAAGTTATAAATGGTGAGTTACCAACTGATAGAGATGAATTAGTACAAGAGGAATTAGAAGGATTTGTTAAAGGTGGTAACAAGCGATTCTTTGAGATATTTAAAGACGAGATTAAAGAACCATTAAGTGTACTAACGAATATAGCAGGTAAACAAAAGAACCTAGCCTTGATGACAGATAAGTTAGTGAATGTATTTAGACAGTATTTAGATATGCGTTCAAAGGGTGTAGACACAGCAGGATTAGATGGCTTATTAAATACAATATTAGAAAGCTCCGGACTATCCCCAATTATGTTTAAGCCACCACCTATGCAAGCACCAGAGCAACCACAACAACAAGTATCAACCGAGCCTTTAGAACAATTAGCAGAAGCAAAATAATATGGGTATAAACGACAAAGTAATTAAAAACACAATAGCAGACAAGATAGATGCTCAACAGCAAGAGAGCAAAAGGATTACTGCTATTATGGCAAAAGTAGCTAAGGTATTAGAAGATGATAAAGTAGACATATTAGAAATGTCAGAAGTATCCGCACGCTTTCAAGGTATGTTAGCTTCTAAATTAAAGGAGATGTTAAAAGATGTCTAATCTAATACAAGACAAACTAGAGATACTAGCCCAAGACGAAGTTTTATTAAACGCTATTAAGACTGTGTTTTTAGCAGGAATAGACGAATCAAAGCCAGCAGTTAATTCAAAGAATGATGACTTGGAATTAGGACAGCAATACCGTGCTTATGAAACTGCTAAACGAATAATAGACGAATCCTTTGTTAAGTTAAAATCTTATAAACCAATTCCTGTAACTAATAAGGAATTTAAGAAAGAAAGATAATATGAAATATAAAAAATCAATCATTGTTACTATTGCTTCGTTCTTACTAGTGGTCGGACTGGTAAGTGCAGCAACAGTTACAATAGATGAATTAAGAGAAATGTTAAGTGGAGATACATTTGGTAGTGTAACAGTAGGCAATGAATATACAGGTACTACACTTATTCCTACAAGTGCAGTGGGTGGTGTTTTAGCAGATTATCAAGCTGTACTTGGTTCTGTAATTATGTATGGTGGAGCTGGTGGTGGATTAACAATTTACAATGCCACTACTACTAACGTGAATCTAAGAACAGGTAAAACAGCAACAAGCTCACTTGAAAAAGTAGCAGCGTTTCAAGCTAGTCAGGCAGCAGGTACTTATACATTTGATACTACTGCTACTGTTGGACTAATCTATGAGTTTTCTGGAGATGTTGCAACATCAACAATAACTTATCGTTAATAAGTAACAATAACAACTATGTTATCTAATAAAAGACTTCCCTCGCTAGAGGATAAAATCCTTGAAGCCTCGGAAACAACAAAGAAAAAAGACAAAGAGGAAAAGGTCGTAACCTCTACTAAAAAAAGAACTAATAAGAAATAATATGAAAATAAGAAATAAAGTATTTTACGCAGTAATCTGCCTAGTATCAGTTCTTGCAATAGGAAGTGTTGTAAGAGCCTATGCTCTTAACCAAGTAGTGAATGTAGAGGGTGATTATGTATACAATGAAGCAGAAAACCAAGATGCTCCAGCAGAAGCTGATGCAAATCTTGGTGCATCATCTGGATCAGACAAGTATTTTCAACAGCATTTTATAGATGGTTACACTTCTGGTGGAACATCTTTTAATGCTAGTTCAACATTAACAGCCGCAAGAACAATTACAGCTAAAGAAGTATGTAATAATTCTTATATCCACGTTAATTCAGATTCCGTAGCAGGTACAATAGCAGCAGCATCATTAGACCTTACGTTCCCAGCTACTTCTACACTGTTTGCAATGTGTTTGAATTATCCTGGAGCTGAAAAGGTTATTACATTCAGAAATAACTCCCCAACAGCAGCTTCTTCAACAGAAATGATAGCTGGAACTGGTTGTGATGCAAGAATATCCGAAGCAACAGGAGCAGATGATTTAATTGATGGATTAAACGAAGCTAGAATTACACTTAGAAGAACAGATGACGCATTTGCTGATGGCGGTTCAGTAGATTGTATAATGTTGATTGAAGAAACCGTAGTAGACTAATAAATAATAAATTGAGTGTCCAACTCTTAAATGGACAATTAACTTGCGGGGTCATACTCGCTCCTAAATATATGTCAAAATTAAATGAGGTCATTGACTCTATAACCAATGAAAACGCTGAAGAAGTTAAGAAGCAATTAACTGATGAAGCAATTGTTCTAAGTAAAGCTAATAGCGACCTTTACAAAAGAGCTAAAAAAGCAGAGGGTTTTGAATATAAGCCAGATAGTAAAGAATGGGTTAAAAAAGAAGTTAAACCAGAAGCAAAACCAGAACCGACAGACAAATCAAGCGAACCAGATTATGCCAAGTTAAGTTTTTTAGAAGGTAGAAAGGTAGATAATCCTGATGACCAGCAAATAGTACTATCAGAGGCAGAGAGGTTAAAACTCCCTCTAACTGATGTACTAGAAATGGAACACATCAAATCTAAACTTAAAGATGCCAAAGACCAACGAGAATCCACAGAGGGTATGCCAAAAGGAAGTGGTAAGGGTACAGGCAAGACTAGAAATGATGTAGATTATTATACATCTAAACCACAAAAAGCAGACGGAACTTATGAAACACCAGCTGACCTAGACCTTGCAGACAAAGTTATTGAAGCAAGGATGAAAAAAGAGAAGCAAGGTAATCAGTTCTCGGAAGAATTATACACAGGATAATTTGGAGGTCATCGCTTGATTCTTATAAAACAAGAATTAAAATATGGCAATTTCCATATGGAATAAGTACGATTACGTGCAACGGTTACGTTCACGAATCAACAAACCACAGACTTGGACTGACGTAACGAATGTAAAATATTCAGATACACGTGCAGTAATAGGTGCTTACGCATCTACCGAGCCAAGTGCAGTAGAGGGTACTAGAGGTACAGCCTACACATTTGAACAGTTTACACTCACAGCAGAAAATCTAACGATTGACCAGATTAAGATGATTCCTGTCTTTATTGATGAGGCAGATAGGTATCAGCAAACATATCTTAACCAAATGGAAATTGCAGATTTTCAGGCTAAGATAATGACAGAGAAGATGGAATCATTAGTTTTGGCACAGCACGCAAGTTGGACAGACTTTGGTGCAACAGATTTGACCAACACAGGTGATGATGACACAACAGCAATCACAGTATCAGCGGCTAATATTGATGACATCATAAGAGCAGTTAAGAGAAAACTTTATGCTAATGATGGTGTTGAAAAAGCAGTTGAAAATGGAATCTTCTTTGTATGGCGTGCAGAAGATTTTGAACTATTAGAAGCATTTGTACAGGCTAATGGATTTACAGAAGCTGACATTGCTTTGAAGAATGGAATCCCAGTTCAAAAGGCTTTCCGTTATATGGGAGCAGACCACTACTTATCAAATTCACACACATCAGGACATCTATTTGCTGGTGTTAAAAAACAATTTGATATAGGAATTTTGATAGGAACTTGGGGTAAAGTTAAGTTCGTTGAAGACCCAGCTATCTCGGTAACAACCGCAGCTATGGCTTCTGGTCTTGGTGTTATTGCTCGTATGGATTATGGATTTGACCAACCTGCACAAACAAAAGAATTTTCAGCTGATATTAATGTAGCGTAATTGTTGATATACACTCTGCCCTTTCATTAGGGCAGTAGTATGATAACAATCGGACTTCCAACAAATCGCCTTGTTAAAACAAAGACAGCTCAATCCTTATTAGAATTGATTGCATACTCTAAACACGATTATCAGATTCTAGTAAGTACTAGGGGTTATAACACCAGTGAGAATCGTAACTACATAGCAACGCAAGCTGTAAATAATAAATCTGATTACTTGTTCTTTGTAGATGACGATATGATTCTACCACCTGATACATTAGACCGATTGTTAGCACACGACAAAGACATAGTAGGTGGAATATATAACACGAAGTACGAAGAACAGAAGCCAGTAATTGAGTATTTAGAGGGTACTAAGCGAGAGGATTTGTTCAAAGTAGGTGCAATCGGTACAGGTTGTATGCTCATTAAAACAAGTGTATTTAAGAAGTTGCCCCAAAGGTGGTTTAGATACGAATGGTACGATAACGGAATGGTAAAGTATTCACACGATTGGTTATTCTGTAAAGATGCTAGAAAGCACGGAATAGATGTTTGGGCAGATAGTACACTTGATATTAAGCATATAGGAATTAAAAAGTTTTAATATGAAAATTACACTAGCAGTACCATCAAACAGAGGAATAAACGCTCAAACAATGCAATGCTTATTAGAGCTAGTAGCACACGGTGGTTATGACTTTCATATTTTAGTAGCTTCCGAGGGTTATACAATCGCAGAGAATCGTAATTATATAGCAGTACAGGCAGTTAATAATGAATCAGATTATGTGCTAATGGTTGATGATGATATGACTTTTGAGCCAACTATATTAGATGACTTAATAGCCAATCAAAAAGACATAGTAGGCGTAGCTTACCACCCTAGAAGTGAAACAGGACAAATAGTTAAATACTTAGACGAAACACACGCTGTTAAATTAGAGGAATCAGACGACCCTAAATATAAAACATTATTTGAATGCCACGCAACAGGAACAGGAATTATACTTATTAAGTGCGATGTGTTTAGAAAAATACCACAACCACACTTTCAATTTGAATATCACGATAATGGAAAATGTAAATTAGGCGAGGATTGGTGGTTTTGTGAGAAAGCTAAAAAATTTGATATTAAAACTTATGCAGACCCTAGACCCAAAGTAGGACATCTAGGCGAAGCTATTTACTAATTATGCCACATATTGAAGATATAAACGCAGAAGCTAGAGATTTATGCGACGCTACAACAACAAGCTATATCGCAGCTAATCTTTTAAGACGTATCAACGAAGCCTATGAACGTGTTATCGGCTGGATTTTAGAAGCAGACGGAACTTGGCAGTATGACGATACTAATTATACAGACCTACCTATCGGTACACAGACTTTAGTTGAATCACAAAATGCTTATTCTTTTAGTAATAAGTTCTTAGAGATTGACGAAGTACAGATTTTAGATAAGAATGGCGATTGGGCTATTATTAAACCAGTAGACCAAAAAGAATATTCAGACGATACTCCACTAGATGAAGCATTTGCAACTGACGGTATACCAGAATGTTATGACAAGATAGCAGACGATACTATAATGCTATACCCTGCTCCTGATGACGGTACAACAGTAACACTAGCTAGTGGATTAAAGATTAAGTTTAGACGTACAGCAAGTATATTTACAAGTGCAGAGGTTACAACAGGAACGAAAGTGCCTGGTTTTATCTCATCTGCACATTACATCTTATCTTATATGGCAGCTATTCCTTATTGTATGAAGTATAAAAAGGATAGAGTTGGCTTATACGAAAAACGAGTAGAAGAATACAAGCAAGCAATCATTAAATCTTATTCAAGACGTGAAAGGGATAAGCGTAGAGTAATGACTATGAATGGGCGTGCATACAAATAATATGGCAAAAATAACTTTATCCAATTTAAGTAAAGGAACTAAACTAACTCTATCTAACGAGTCAAAAGCTTCTGATATGACTTGGGATGAAGCAGATATGACTTGGGATGAACAAGAGGGAACTTGGGCTCAACCTGAATTAGCTTTATCATTAGAATCTAAAAGTGAGATAGACCTTTCACTTGAAACAAAATGAAACAGATACTAACAACAATTTTAATATCAGTAACTATAACTACACTAGGTTTGTATGTTTTTTATAATCACGTTCAAGTAGAGCCGATTGAATATGTAGGGCAAGAGGGAATGTTAGGTGCAACAGTTACTACTATAAACGCTACTGACAAGATTAAAGACAGTAGGGCTGTTATAAATACTAACTTTGCTAATTTAAATACAGATAAAATGGAAGTAGGAACTACCACACTACCACTTGTAACTACCCTATCTAATCTTGCAACAATAGGAACTATCACAACAGGTATTTGGAACGGAACAGCAATAAACGTAACACAAGGTGGTACAGGCTCTACTACACTAGCTCAATATCAGTTAGTTGTTGGTTCTTCTACTAACGCAGTTTACGCAATACCAATAGGAACAGCAGGACAAGTTTTACAATCTAATGGAGCAGGTGCAATACCTAGTTTTGAATCAGGTACAGTAGATGAATCTTTAAATTATGACTGGACAGGATTACATACTTTCGCAGAAACAACAGATTTATCAACAACAACTCAATGGGGTTTAAATGGTGGTTTGATTCCTACTGGCTCAATTACAGCTTACGCAACTACAACAGCTCCTTTAGGTTGGCTCGCTGCTGATGGTTCGGAAGTATCGTCTACAACTTACGCTAATTTATTTGCAGTTATAGGGTATTCTTATGGCGGAAGTCCTGGTGGTGATTTTAACTTGCCTAATTTGAATGGAAGAGGTGTTATAGGCTATGGTTCTGCAACAACTACAATTGATACTATGGGAGAAACAGGTGGAGAAGATGAACACGTACAAACAATTTCTGAAATGCCAGCTCATACACACTATACAG